TCGGTGCCTACTCCGTACTAACTAATCCTGCATTTTCTGGCCCTGCGAGAGTCAGCGTAGGAGGCTTACTTGTAACTGCAAGTCTGTTCGTCGTTTCCCTCATAGTCTCGATGAATAGTATTCTCGATTGGCATGACCGAGTTCGCACTATGGAGATAATTCGGAGGGGTATCAAATGATGGACTTTATAGCTATAATCATTTTGATTGCAGTATTGATAGTAGTTTGGCGACAGATAGCAGAACAACTTAATAGTATCCATGTTCTTGTCAATTCTAATCTAGCCAAGGTGAGTGCTGATCTAGAAATTGCTCTTGATCGTATTCGCATACTAGAAAAGATTTTGACGAATAAGAATACGGAAAATGAATAAAGTTCTTATATGGGCAATTACAGTATGCTTCTTTGTGGTTGCAACCGCGCAGGGTATTAGTGCATATCGTCAGTGGCAGACAGAGCAAGATGTTGAAGTTGTTAACACGATTATTCGTACAGGAGTTTGCGCTGGACGTGATCGTGAGGATTGTATCATTGCGCTAGAAAAGAGATTGAAGGGACAAAAAGGTAAACCAGGAGAAGTAGGTATTAGAGGTCCAAAAGGGCCGCAAGGTGTTCAGGGCGTTCAGGGCGTTCAGGGTGCTAAAGGTGCTAAAGGTAATACTGGCGCAAGAGGTAGAACGGGAGCAACTGGAGCAACAGGCAAACAAGGAATTGCAGGAGATACATTCACAAGGGAGGAACTATTAGAAGCGATCAGATTGTTCTGCCAAACTAATTCAGCAGTATGTCGAGGTGAGCAATGGCCACCAGGACCAAAAGGTGACAAGGGTGATTCCGGTGATAGTTCTCCACCTGGACCACCTGGGCCACCCGGAGAACCTGGGCCACCTTTACCACAACCACCACCAGCACCAAAGCCACCACCATGTAAGCCAAAGCCTAATAAACCATGTCCATAATGACAGGAGATATAGATGAGTGCATTTGATAATGTAGCAGCACGATTGAAAGAGCATCTACCATTTAAGAAAGATACAACCACGCCTATTACTGCATGGGCAGATCAAGCTAAAGCTCTCAATAAAATGGCTGCCGATGTTGATCGTCTAATGGTGCGTGTTGGAAAACTTGAAGGTACTACACCAACACCTGAACCTACTCCAGAACCGGAACCTACACCCGTTGTTAAATATGCACCGCGAGCATATAACTCCACACCTAGTGCAGATGCCAGATTCTGTATGCTAACCAAGTATGGTGTGGTAAAAGAAGGCAGCGGATACGTCGATAGCAAAGGTGTTCATTACGACGAAGCTGGTCGTGATTTAGGTGGCAGGAGTAAAAATCAAGTGCCAGAGCTTAAAGGTGCCAACTCAATGGATGGTAGAGAACCATGTGATGAGTACGTTGGCCCTACAGGTAGAACTATCGGAGGAAGTGCAGGCTATCCGGCAGCTAGCTTTGAACAATGAACGATCAACAACGTCTAACGCTATTGAATGCAGCAATCAAAGAGCTTAAGCTCACGAAGGAGGGCTTTCCTAAAAAGCTAGTACCGGGTACGCATTGGGCTAATGCAATGCCTAAGCTCAATAAACTAGCTGCGGATTTGAAGCCTGATCCTAAACCTGTTATACCTATTTTTGGGCCAGTATACAACGGTGGGGATTCATTACTTCATTACCAACTTACGCATGAAACTTCTAATATTGATTACTACCCTGCATTTGATACAGCATTCTCTGAAGGGATGGCAATCCTTGCACCTGAACCTCTATTAGTTAGTCGCAGTTCTAGTTCCAAGCCAGGTCTAGCATTCTATGCTATTGGATCATGGAAACTAAAATACTGGTTCGGGCATCTTGATCGTACCCATGCCGCAGGTAAACGATTTAAGAAGGGAGAGCTTATTGGAAGAGTATGTCATAACAATGTTGGCGGTGGACCTCATTGCCATATTGGAATAAATGTCGAAGAGTTGATGGGACGTAATCATCAGTTGAAATATGGTAAAAATGGTAATGGACCTAACTACACTTTCGGTTCGCCTAACATCGGTAAGCAAATAATCGAATTCTTGCAAACTTAGGAGGAACGGCTAGTGAATCCCATTGTTAACAAGTGGCTCGATCTACTCGATAGAGTAGGATGGACAGCAGTTCAAGCTGCCGCAGCCGCAGGTATTGTTGTTCTATCAGGTACAGGAGTAGTTGAATGGAAAGGCGCACTTCTATTTGTTGCTACTGCAACGGCAATCGCAGTTCTTAAAGTTGTAGTAGGTCAGAATACAGGCACAGATGATACTGGATCACTAATCGGTCAGCCTGTTATCGAACCCTCGCCTGTGGATGCGAACAAATGAGCGGGGAACTTTATCATTTCTTAGTTGTAGTCAGTGTAATTGCAATTGCAGTAATGCTTTTCATTGCAATGATTTCGGACGACATTACATTTTAATAGTTTAAGCAACAACAAGGTTGCGCTCACCCGCGCAGCATGGAGCCGGTAGCTAGTTTTTCTCCTGGGCTACTACCGGCTCCTATTTTATTTCCTTAAGGCTTAGAAAGTACATAGGGTCTTTCCATTCAGTACTTCCAATAGGACGCATCCAAGCCCTGTAAACTCTTTCCTCTTCCTCGTTCATTTTGATAAACAATTTAGCATATTCAAAATCACCATCACGTTCATATTCGATTCTTGTCTCAATCATTTAATTCATCCTCTCTAAACAATCAAGCCTTCTCGGTATAGAATAGCAACTGCATGAGTTTTATTGTTGGCTTCTAGCTTCCTGAGAACCTTCTTAACGTGAGTCTGAACTGTCTCATAGCTGACATTTAAATATTGTCCTGCTTCTTCGTAAGTTCGACCATGTGCTATCCATTGCATAACTTCAATCTCACGTTCAGTAATCTTGTCACTTATCAAGTTTAACCTCGTAGTTAGTAAATGGTGTAATCTTATGGATACCAAAGCCGTATTTGAATTGCCACCACTGTAGCATATGGCGCATTGCATCACGACCATGTTGTAAGCCTGGTACATAAACGCCAAATCTCTTGAGTTGATCGTCAGTCCAGTAACCCATTGCTTCTGACGGCATCTGAGCAAAGTATTTAATTCCCTCAGTCTGACAGAACAACTCAATTACTCCAATCAGACGAGTCGGTGTTAAGTCCAACCCTGGCCTAGCACGATTACGATAGTGAAACTTCTCGTATATCAGGTAAAAGTTCTTCTGCCAATGCTCATGCATAAACTTGAACAGTTCGCTCTCATTGAACTTTTGTTGTCCTGGCGTCAATACTAATTTGTCACCATCGTACACTCCATGACAATAACCAGTTGTTCCACCAGGATCGAGAGATAGTATATGTTGCGTCTGTGCCATATCTATTGAATCTCTCCTAATCGGTTCCCCTGAGCCGGTGGGCTACCAGTCGCGGAACCCCCCGATTGTCTTCTAAATGAGTTCCTGAGCCGGAATCCTGAGCGATCGGATCGGGCGGCTACTTCTGCCTGTTCTGAGAAGTTGCGAATTTACATACTAGTCACTATATTGCTTCTCCCCATGATGGGCCGATTTGCATATCAGCTTTGAATGGTAGTTCCCAACCCAATGCATCTTTAGCTCTTGATTCCATAACCTGTTTACAGATCACTCCGTACTCATCGACGTAGTTATCTTCCACATCACCCAAGATGGAATCGTGGACTGTGAGGACGATAACCGCCCTAGCTGAATCAATGTTATCTGCGATGATAATGGCAGATGTGAGTGTGAGGTCGTTAGCAGTTGTTTGAGGATAGAAGTTAATTCCCTCTCTATAGACCGCTGACTTATTGTAGTCCGTGAGAAGATGGAAACGTCGCTTCCGTCCAAATGGAGAAGTAAGTGTTCCCTTAGTGTGAATCTCTGTTTCGACAGCTTTTTCCCAGGTGCCAACACCAGTAAATGTTTTCCATACCCAGTCAATATACAGTTGTGCCTCCGACTCGGGGATATCATGTTTCTCCTGGAATGTTGCTGCTGTCTGTCTAAAGAATACACCGAAGTTTACGTTCTTAGCAACGTCTCTATTATGCTTCGTGAAATCGGCACCATAAAATCGTTCGGCACACTCGGAATGCAGGTCGCGTCCTTCTTGATAGATTGCCCATAGAAGAGGGTCGTGAGAAAATTCAGCAATGCAGCGAAGCTCTGCTTGCGAAAAGTCTGCATTGACAATACTTCTTCCGGGGCTAGCACGAAACAGAGTTCGGATATTAGGGATGCCCTCTTTTGGTCTTGTGATATTCTGAAGATTTGGCCTACGGCTTGATAGCCTCCCTGAGTTAGTTCCGAACAAGAGAAGGTCAGTATAAATTCTCCGTTCTTCGTCTGCTTCGGCATTGGCAATTAATCCAATCAGATAGGTCGAAGCCTGTTTAGCGAGTTGCTGTGAACGATCATACAGTTCAACAAAACCTTTATAGTGTGCTTTTCTTTCTGCTAGATCAGGAGCTTCTTTAGCAGTAACCACATTACCCACACGCTCAGTAACAGTAGAACGTCTAACACTAAAACGATCAGCAAGAATTTCTTTTCTTGCCGAGTCATCGACACTGTTGTCTTTGTCGGGACGCTTTCGCATTTCATGGGTAATGCCCCAATCATCATAAAGGATAGCTGACATTTGTTTCGGAGAGTTAGGATTGAGTTCAGGCTTGTCAACCCATGTTCTCATCTTATCGGTTAGATCAACAAGTTCCGGCTTTACCTGAAATTCGTATAGATCAGCAGCACGATCCACGTCATAAGTGATACCGTGCAACTCAGCAGGAATAAGTAGATTATTAGTAGCTGGTATGAGAATCTCGTTGTAGAATCCCAGGACTCCATCAGCAGCGGCCATAGGATAATACAAGTCAAACAAAGACTTAGTGCCACCCACATCATTACCAGCATAAGTATAAAATTCATCATAATCTTCTACTACCCCTGTTTTCTTTGCTCTAGTAACAGCGGGAGGCGTGTAGTTGGGCCAACCGAATTCCTCCATGAGTAGATATTCAAGACCGTGAATTCCTATCGCGTCATCCCCACCCGATCTTTCATCCAACGCATAAGATAGGAGAATCGTGTCGTGATCGACTCTTGCTTTGATTCCATAGGTATGACGGAGGATTTTAGTATCGAACTTTCCATTGTGCCAGATAAAGCTATGATGTTCTGATTCAAGTAAGGATCGTAAATGATCTCTAATGAAATTTTCGTCCTCAAACAATCCTTCACGCTCTCCGAGAACATAGGCGTGAGTTCCATCATAACTGAATTGAATCGAAATAAGAGTCGCTCGGTGGGTGAGTCCTCCCCGAGATTCAATATCTGCCGCAATCTCTCCTGTCTTATTACTTCGTAGTTCGGCAATGAGTTCGATTGCATCCTTCCTACTTTCGACAACTTCAATAGAAGGAAACGGAGCAGGTGGATTAGGATTAAACGCTCTCTTAAAGTCTTTCTTTAAGTTGGGGAAAACACTATCATCCCTGACGGCGAGTGCAGGATTATTGGTAGCAACAACTGTTCTGCCGTTTTGTTCGATACGATAACCTCGGTAACGATCAATTGATCCTCGTCCACATATGAGATTAACTGCTTCCGATCCGGCGGCGATGACAAGACTAATACCGGATAGCTCTTTATGTAACCTTGGAGCGCACGCTTTAATCGCAGCCGGCGGTACTTTGTTACCATCAGGTTCACATAGGACAACATTGGTAAGCATCACATCCTTACGAGTCAATCCATTACTCTTTAGAAGACTGTCGATAATGGCACGACTACCTTTAGGATTGGCAAATGGCTGCTTCGCCATAACATCATAACGTGCAGGTGATCGTGAAACTATGGCGGCTGTAGCCTGTGGCGGTTTTAGCGTGGGCGCATGCTTCTTCCGTTGAAGAGGACACTTCTCACATTCCGCTAATGGGTGCTTTCGCAAGGGCATTAGTATGGATCATACTCCCAATAACAAGGATCAACACTTCTAGTCTTACCACAGCGAGCACATCTTGCAACATAACCTGTTACTCCACGCTGCCACTTATGGAATCTTAATCTGCAAAGCAATTTACCCATGTTACCAAGCTCCTGTTAGTCCAATCAGAAACCAAACGACAGTAAATCCTACTGCAAGAGTAACAAGTAGATTACCCCAAAGACTACGATTATCCCAAAACACGTACAATTCAGAAACTAGCAGCACACTGACAATGATTAGAATAGCTGACAGAGCAATGTTCTCAAACATCAGTCCACAAACTCAATAGGTACATCGGGGAACATACGCTTGGCTGCTCGTTCGGCATTCCACCTACGGGTGTAACCTTTACTAGTTGTCATAATCTGATTGTTACCAGCACGAAGCCTAACAAACCATTTATATCTACTGACAGTTCTAAAGAAAACTGCATCCGACTTGAAGATTTCAACTTTCATCGGTTATCTCCTGATCCTTTGAGGACGCCACGCTTCTTACGAGAACGTAATTTTTCGATGTTAGCAATTGCAATTTCATCTAGATCAAGTTCCCATTCTGAGGCAATTTGTGATACATACCACAGTACATCACCTAACTCTTTGAATAGAAGCTCAACAGTTGTATCACTAGGTTGATCTCCACGAATAAATTTCTTTACTACACCAGCAACTTCACCTGCTTCACTAGCAAGACCTAGTGCAGTATATTCCACACCTTCCTCAGATGGATAAACTGCCGTCTTTTGCGCTGCGCCTTGATACTCGTTAAAGTCCACGAATCAACCCCTGATAGAGTTCCATTACGTCAATTTGCAAATCTTCGATAGTACCATTGTTGTTAATGTCAGCGTCGATAAGAATATTTGGTAATGGTTCTTCTGATACATGACCATCTGATTCATAACCAGGTCTAGTTACCCTAACTATTGTACCACCTAAGTCTTGAATCTTTGCAGCTTCGTTCTGAAAGCGAACATCAGTAACTACGATGTCATCTTCAACGATTGAATCTCGATATAGACCATCTTCCCATTGATCTACCCAAAAGTTTTTACCGAAAGTATTGCGTCCCATTTCAGTACCGAATCGTTGTATAAACTCACGCCACGAATAATCGTATTGTGTCGTTCCTGATACTTCTAGAATAACATGACCTACAGTTTCGGCTACGTTATCGTTTCCTTTTAATTTATCGTAAACTATCAAGTCTATATCGAAAAGATTACAGACAGCTTCTTTCAGTATATCAGCGAATGCACGTCGTTGGAACTCATACGTCTCTACTAGAAAGGCACCACAGGTATCCTTGCCGCTTTGCTTTACTCCTGTAAATCCAATAATCATTTAGGATGCCCATTTGACATAGCTACTACCTTAGCTCTAAGTGCTGATGTTGTATTAGCATAACGTAATTCGGCTGACTCACGTTCAACTCGTACTGCTTGAACGTCATAACATGGAATGCATACTTGATTCGGATGTTCACCATGTATCGGACAGTAGTAACAGAAGTCAAGTTCAGCTTCCATTTCCACGACCATGATCTTTTGCCCAATTCGGTGCTTTAAGATTTCCGGCCTTTAGTGCTGCAATCTTCATCTGAGCAAGTTGTGGTTCAAGACTTTCTCTGATAGCTTCCATTGATGTCATAACGCACAACTTCAAATTTAGATTCATATTCTCTTCCGAGAAATCTCCGTCAAATCCACAGTTGATAAGAGCCTGAAGTCTGCATTGCATATAGAACAGTTCAGTACCAGTGAAAGTCATTTGATTTAGGGTAACACCTAGAATATGCCACTTACCTTCTTCCTCTTTAATCTTTGCATCCCAACCCTCAACATCGAAGTCACTCTTCTTGTATTTATCTTCAGGCTTCTCGTCAGTCATAGCAGCTTCTTCAGCCATTAGATGTTCTTCGACTTCAGCATCCATATCCTTCTGTAACGCTGAATCCTGATCTGCGTATTGATCGCCCATTATGCAATACCCCTAATCTTCCGTTCCAGAATAATACCGTGGTCTTTCATAATCTCCTCATTCGTTCGATACACTACTCGGTCACAGGTGATACAAATTTTGAAGTTCCTATCCTGTATGTCAGTTCTGTAAATACAGATATGACCTACATCTTCTTCCGGCATTGTATCTACTGTTTGATCTTTCAAGAACTGGTCTACCTCCCGATTGGCCAATACTTGTACCCCCTTCCCTTCTTCTCAGATCGGACCATCATACGGTCTTCAAGTGTACGTTGTATGATATCCATTACAGGTGCGGATAGATGATGCCTTGCCATTATCTCACCACGCAAGATACCTGGGATACGTTCGACTGTTCGATACACGGCGTTCAGTCTAACTTCATCAGTTGATCTACCAGCGTGCTTAAGTAGGTCAACCATATGCTTACCCCACTTCTGAATAAAGAAGGTAGCCTCGATGATATCTGTTAACTCAACAGTGATCTTACCTGCGTCAGTAGGTTCTTGACGTGCTGCTGCAAATAAAGTAGCTAGCTTCAACATAGAGAATGCCATACGTTGAAACGTTGGTGCTGCTAGGTGTCTATCAGGAGAGTCATAAGCTGTATGAATTAGTTTCTGCTCAACCTCAACAAACTTCGCCCATGCATCATTAGTTAGCTGTGCT